ATGGCACGAAAATTCTATGCAGTTGCTCGTGGGCGGAAGCCAGGAATATATCTGACCTGGTCTGAATGCCAAGCGATGGTTAGTGGTTTTCCTAAAGCTAGCTATAAGAGTTTTAGCAGTAGAGCTGCAGCAGAAGCCTGGCTTAATGGCGCTTCGCCAGAGAGACCGACGCCATCTAAGAAGCAACCGGCAGTGCTAGCTAAGCGACCCGGAGAGGTGTTCGTATATACTGATGGTGGTTCACGGAACCATGGAAACGTAAAGGGGCAGCACGTCAAGGCAGATGATAAGGCTGCCTGGGCATACCTGATCATTCTCCCTGATGGTCAGCATGTTAGTGATACTGGGGGCGAATATGGGAGCACCAATAATCGGATGGAGATTATGGCACTGGTAGCTGCCCTGACTAGGTTATTAGAATTGGGGCAAAAAGATGCCCCGATCACCTTGGTGTTAGATTCACGCTATGTGCTAAACGCTATTGAAAAGGGCTGGCTACAAAGTTGGCAACGACGCGGTTGGCGCAAGAGCGATGGTACGCCAGTTCTAAACCAGCCTTTGTGGGAAATTGTCAGTCAGCTATTGCCACAATTTACCCACTTGCAGTGGTCATGGACTAAAGGACATGCAAATAATAGTGGAAATGTTTTTGTTGATCAGTTACTGAACAAGACGATGGACCAAATGGCATCTTATTGAGATAAGTGCCGATAAAAAGGAATGATTTTAGTATGAAGCGAACACATCGTAAACAGACACGGAGTAACATATGGGTATTACTGGTAGCATTAGTGATTATTGTTATCGGCATCGGGGGTTTTGTGATGAACCGCCACCAACGTACACATTTCAACCGTAGCGTCAAGATCAATGGGATCGACGTTGGGGGGCTGACTGCAGATGAGGCATTGGCACGTTTGAAAAAGGTACAGTGGAGTAATCAAGTCTACGTAGGTCAGACCCTCATAGTGACTGGGAAAACGACAAGTGCGCATATTTCACAGGCAGATTTACCAGCACTAGAGAAAATTATGCAGCAACAATATAGCTTCTTTCCCCATAAGGTAAACCATAATTACCACCTCCAACCACAACAAAAGAATAGTTACCGGGAGAATGTTTTACGCCAAGCTCTACAAACAAAATTGGAGCAACTAAATCAAAAACGAAATCCGGCCCAAGATGCATATGCTCAATTAGTAAATAATAAAGTGACGGTTGTTCCTGCGCGAAAGGGTAACCAGTATAACGTTGCTAAGATCATGCAGGAGTATGATCACCAACTATATCAAGCAACGATTAGACTTAAAAAGAAAATCGTGCAACCTGTAACGGCAACAAGTGCAACTGTTAAAAGGCAACAACGTAAGCTGGATAGATTGGTCGATCGCCAAGTTGAATATACAGTTGTGGATAAGAAGCATACTATCACAGTGGCGGATGCATTTAGCAAGGTTACTTATCATGATGGTAAGTATGATTATGATGATGCCCCGCTACGTAAGCTCATTACCAAGATTAATAATGAGCAGGGAACTCTGCATAAACGCTATGATTTCACTACTCCAGGTGGAAGCACTATAACCGTTCAAAATGAGTCCTATGGGTGGGAGTTGAGCACCACTAAGGCACGTAAGACCCTTTCTCAAGCACTACTAACCGGGAAAAAGCAAGTAGACGGTCGGCAAGATATTTATGGTTTAGGATATAATACTGGTGGCTTGGGCTATGGTTTAGATAATAATGGACTGGGTAAGACCTATGCAGTGATTTCGATTGCTGAACAACGTGCTTGGCTGTACCGGGATGGGCAGATGGTGCAGAGTTTCCGAGTAGTAACGGGAAATCAGGCAACGCATGAGGATACGCCAACAGGAGTGTACTACATTATGTATAAGCAATCGCCGTCAGTTCTGCGGGGTTATGCTGCTAACCGTGGAAAGTATGAGCAGAAAGTAAGTTACTGGGCACAGTTTACAGACAGTGGTTGCGGTTTTCATGATGCTGGTTGGCGGAAAGATTGGTCACCTAAAGCATATTTGAATTATGGTTCAGGTGGTTGTGCCAATACCCAACCAGCTGAGATGGCTAAGGCTTATGGAAATTTAGTTCAGAATGAACCAGTTATTGTATACTGAGTAAATTTTTTGGTGCTATTAATTATCTATGCTATAATTAGTAGTATTACGGGGATGTTATGGATTCGACAGGTATAGGTCGAGCCTAAATTGCGTTTGGTAGGTTGCGACTACCTTAAAACGCTCAGTTAAATATAACTGCAAAAAATAATAACTACTCTTACGCAGTAGCTGCCTAAAAACAGCTTAGCGTAAATCCACCCACGATCGTCCATATTGTGGTGCTGGGTTTTATACTAAGTGGACTACGTTTGCTTACTTCCACCTGCAGTAGCAAAAAGAGATCATCAGGATAGTTAGTAGTGTTAGCCGGGTTGTGTGGCGGAGCTGCTAGCGAAATTTAAATAACATGACTATGAACGTAGAGGTTTAGGTGGCGATATGCTTGGACGCGGGTTCGACTCCCGCCATCTCCATACAACTTCCTTATTTTATAGGCGTTTCAGCGGTATTATGCCACCAAAATGTCACCGAGGTACTGAATTACTTCTTTTTAGGGGTAGTTCAGTATCTTTTTTTGTATCTAATTCATCTAAGATTTGCTCGATATGACTATCAGACTTGGATTTTAATTCTTCAAGCATATAAGCATATTTTCTGGTTGTAGTTGTGATGTCAGAATGACCGAGGCGCTTAGAAATAGCATAAATATCAACGTTGTTATATAACAGCATTGCTACATGAGAGTGCCTGATGCTGTGAAAGTGATATGACTTTTTTTGGATATTGCATTCTTTTAAAAGCTCACGGAGTTTCTTATTGACAGCCTCTGAAGTAGGAACAGTGCCAAATTTGTTTTCAAAAACTAGTTCTTTATTGTTTGACTGCAACGATTTTAGGATATCTAGCAAACCTTGGTTAACTCTGATTATTCTCTTAGAGCTGGCATTTTTAGTGTCTTTAAAGGTACGAGTATGGTAATTCCAAGACTTATTTACAGTTATCGTTTTCCAGTTAAAATTAATGTCATTCCAGGTTAGTGCGGCTATCTCTGACAGCCTGAAACCAGTATAAAAAGCCGTTAAAATCATGTACCGACTTGTATAGCTAGGATCCATTTTTTCCTTGCATTTATCAATAACAGCGTTGATTTCATTCATATTTAAATAGTCAACAACCATGGTTCGGTCTGCATTCCATGAAAGTTCGATATTATGTGTAAAATCCCTGGGGATAAGATTGTCATACATAGCTGAGGAAACAACCGATTTAATAATTGAATGGACTTTCTTAACTGTCACTTTTGCATGCGTTTCTCCAAATTTATTTATAAATATCTGGTAGTCACGCCTGGTAACTTTATCGATTTTTTTGTTTCCAAAATATTCTTCTAGATTTTTGTAAATTGAGTCATAAAGCCTAGCGGTTACGACAGCTATTTTATTCTTCTTATATATTTCAAACCACTCTTTGAAGTATGCTGCGAAAGAGATGTTTTTTGCTGAGATCGTCCCGTTATCTTTCTGTTCTTCAATCGTCCTTGCCCACCGTTTGGCCTCAGGCTTAGTAGAGAAACCAGCTTTAGTTTTGTAGTGACGCTTGCCGTCATCGTCATACCATGAAATTCGCGCTTGCCATTTTCCATTCAATTTACGATAGCTTGCCATTTTATCATTTCCTTAGAATATACGTTCGATTCAATGCATTAATACAACCCCCGAAAAACGGGGGATGGACTAGTAAATATCTGATTTTTTATGACATCAGGACGTTGGTCATGGTTTCACTCCTCTGATAGATACTTACGACGGCTAGTAATTAATTGTTCCAAGTCGTTTAAATCATCTAGGGTAGCCTTGTTTCTGATGAAGCTCCTAGCAGTGCCCCTAGCTGATAAATAGGAGCGATGCGCTCTATTTTTTTCATTCCATTTCTTAGTCGCTTTTTTCTGAGATAAACTTTCAACCATTATAAAAATAACCACCTTAACAATTTAATTATGATAGCCAGTAAGATAGCTACACCAGCCCATGCATAGTATTTCTTTTCTTTTCTAGTCATAGTATAATGTATGGCAAAGAGGTAAGGCTTTACGTCTTACCTCAATTAAATTAATGCTTTAGAAGAATTTTGATAGCATCGTCGATTGCTTTTATCAGCTCTGTTGCAGGTACTGCCCAGGCACCTATCATTGCGTATTTAGCAATTTTTTCAGATGTTTCAGGATTCTTCTTTTTATTTTTCTTTGCCATACTTTTCATCTCCTTTCTATATTTATATTATAGTTCATGAACTAGTAAAAGTCAACATATTTAGAAAGCTTTTTAGAGAGTAGGGTGGATAGCTGAATATAGTTGTATGGTATAATAAAAAGCAGATGTTGGGTTGCTTGCTACCACATCTGCTTTAAGGTCTGAATTAATCATCGAAGATTAATGTTTTCGCTTATAGCGATTTTTAATCTCGTCTGAAATTAAGTCAGATATAACACTTGCTAGGATGGTTAAGCCTAGCGTTATTAAATTAGGTATCAAGGTTTCACCTCGATTCTGGTACAAGTTAATCTTTATGTACCAGAATTGATTGTACATGATAGCAAAAAAATATTCTATAGGCATCAATTGACAATATCGATGTGGTATATGTATAATTCAGTTGGTATCAAGGTTTATATCTCGATTGAAGATTGGTTATCTTCATAAGAATGCGGTTGGTTACCGTATTGATTGTCTATACCGTCCCTTTCTGTTCTCGTCGACAGAAAGGCTTTTTTATTTGTAACGATTCGATAATTCCGAACAGTTGACTATTGCATTTTATGCAACAGTCATAAAAAAACGCCTTCCATTCCACACTAGGTAGAACAAAAGGCGTTTTCCGCAACAGTCCCCGTAGGGATCCTGATGCTAGCTCCATACATAGTCTACCATAATATGGTAAGATAGATACATGACAATCCCTTCATAACCGAATTGACGGCGGGTAAGTCCCGAATGTGAAGGTTTTTATTTTATATTTGCTACTTGTGAAGGATTAACGCTGGGTTCCCGAATGGGAGTAGTGCAGTGCACTGCATTAGAATTCCTATGCGCCTGGGGTGGCAGATAGCTTATAAGCACTAAAAAGTTCTATGGGACGCCATAGAGCTTTTTTATTTTCTCTGGAAAATACACACCGCTACAAAACGTTGGTATAGTAGGGCTGGTTTATTTTCTCTGAAAATACACTAGATAACCACCACCCCGATGACCTTAAAACTGTCATCAGGCTTAACTATGATGTCAGTGTACTTCTTATTTAAAGAGATCAGACGGCAACTATCTCTGTCGCCATCGAAAGCAATCTTTTTTACATAAGCGTTCCCATTCAATTCAGCAATCACAATTTGGTTGTCCCGTACTTCTTCAGTACCCTCAACCCGTTTAACGTAGATAATCTGCTCATCAGCAAACATAGGCTCCATAGAGTCGCCGTTGACCCGAACAGCGAAATCATAGACAGGGGGCTGTTCAGAAACGGCTACATGGTTATGTTGTTCTTCGTCAAGCCATTCACCAGTCCCAGCAGAAACAGCGCCCAGAACGTCAACAGTATATGTACGTTGCATTTCATTAATAGAGTGGATGTTTTCCTCACGCCACTGATCTTTAAGCTGAGTATCGGCGTAATCAACGACCTTGCGTTTGCGGGGGAGTGTGAGGCGGGAGAATTTACTATCCAATCTAATCTTTAAGCCTTCATCGTTTTGTTCACTTATTTCTTTAAATCGTGGATCAACGTCAGATTTCAAAACGTTGAAAAAGTCAGCCAATTTTTGCACATTCCGAGGGGAAGGCAATGCTATACCGTTAAAATATCCAGTTAGAGTACTTGCTGGAATACCAGTTTGGCGAGTAATATCTACTTTCTTTTTCCCAGATAATTGCAATAATTCATTAAGAGTAGCAGCGATTATTTTTTTATATTCTTTATCTTGAGGCGTCAGTTCTGTTCGAGCCATTATAATTACCTCCTTATTTATATAACCAATATTATCATAATTCGGTTTAATTTGAAAAAAATATGGAAAAAGCATTGACTTTCGGTTTAATACGAAATATAATAATACATGTAAGGTTGATTGATACCTTGTAAATCTAAGAAAGGAGAATAGGAGCTTTGAAAAAAGGTCAAAAAAAAGACCAAGAAAAAAGTTCTAAGCGTGAAACGATAATCTTCTGGATTGCGGTCGGGAATTTTATCTTAACGCTAATAGATAAACTGATTTCTTGGTTTAACTAAAACTTAGGGGCTTAGGCCCCGGGTTTTAGTATACCTTGAATGGCTCGTGATAGACAATGAAAAAGATAGACAAACAAGACATAATCATTGCGTTGCTAGTGGCAACATTCTTATTGAATTTGATAGACATAGTATTTTTTAAGTAAGAGGGTGATGTGAAGTGCCAAAGATTTCTGTAAGAGCAGCGAGAGTCAATGCGGGTATGACATTGAGAGAAGCGGCAAAGTTGTTAGGTATTAGTTATCAAACCTTATCTGATTATGAAAATAACGAAGATTTAATCCGATTGGGTACAATCAAAAAAATGAGTGAAGTTTACGGGATCCCCGTAGACTACATTTTTTTGAAATAAAATTTCGGATTAAACTAAAATAAAAATAAGAAATTATTTTTTGAGTTTTTATTTCGGATTAAAAAGAAAAAGGAGGCTACATAATGAATAATTTGGTGATCATGCACGACCAACAAGCTGTAACAACTAGCTTGATTTTGGCGGAAGCATTTGGAAAACAACATAAACATGTTTTAGAGGCAATTAGTTCAAAAATTAACTCAGCCGAAAATTCGGCTCAGTACAAAAAGATGTTTGCAGAAGCAACATATACAGATAAAAGTGGTAAACAAAATAAAATGTACTATCTCAATCGTGATGGATTTACATTCATAGCAATGGGATTTACAGGACGTAAAGCAGATGAATTTAAACTCAAATACATTGACGCTTTTAATCGAATGGAAGGACAGATTAAACAACAGCCACAATACAAGTTACCACAGACATTCAGTGAAGCGCTAATTGAGTTGGCTAAGGAAGTCAAGAAAAACGAAGAACTACAACCAAAGGCAGATAAATATGACCGTTACCTCAGTTATAAAGGACTGATTACTATTACCGAGATTGCCAAGGAATACGGCATGAGTGGGAGAGAGTTAAACCAGTTTTTGCATGAAAAGGGGATCATCTTTAAAAAAGGTAGTCAGTGGTTTGTCTATCAGAAATATGCAGAGCTGGGATTAGCAAGTTACGAAATTTTTATGCCAGGAGATCGGGAAGTAAGACGTTCGTTGAAATGGACAACTAAGGGCGAACAGTTTATCAGAGATTTATTGGAAGCAGAAGGGATCATGCCAGTGCTTGAAAGACCAAGTCAGATGACATTCCAAGAAGCAGAAGTAGAGTATGACGGCGAGTATTACACCGCCAGCAACATTGCTTACTACCTGGGATTAGGTCAGGAGTGGATCCTAAAAATTGGCGAAATTGCCAATCGGTTGCACATCAAGCCAAGATTCACCGACAGCAATGCATATTGTCACAAGATGTTAGATGAAAATGGGTTTATCCGCTGGGAGTATACCATGCGGGGAGCTGCGATGATTGAACAAGAGATTAACAAAATTATGGCACTGAGTGAGGGGGCTACAAAGTGATGGATAAAGATAGAACTATTGAAGAATTTAAAGAGATGACCGACGAAATTAATGATCCGATGGATGAAGTGGCACGGATCATTATTGAGACAGATGAAAAGAACCCCAAGCTCTTAGCAGTAGTAACACAGGATGACTGCGAAACTGCGCCAGAGCTTAGGGTTCGGATGAAGCCGGTGTATGATCTGCAACCGACTATTGTAATTGCCAATAAAAAATATAGAGAAATCAATATTGTCAAAGAATCTGGCGAATTGATTGCATCTATATCACCCGAAGACATTATTGAAGCTAAAGGATATCGGGTTGAGATGGTGGATGATTAGCCAAGATTGTTATTGCGACTTTTATCAGGCTTGGAGACAGGAGTATTAATACCGTTCATTTTACGAACAGAGTAATTTTTATAGTTTCCGTTTCTTATTTCATTAACAAATTGGGCACGAGTCATGTCATGACCTTTGAAATTATCGTGAAATGTTAAGTTTCTCCCCGATTTAGATTCGCTAGTTACAGAAATACGTTTTGGCATTTAACCACTCCTTAGTTGAATTTGTGAATTTTTTGGAGGCTAAATTCACAACAGTTATTATACCACGATATATAGTAGTAAATTCCAAAAATAACACAATATTTAGTGGAGGTGAGTGATGTGTGGAGAAAGTTAGAGAAATTGCTAGAAGAAAGAAAAATGAGTAGGTATCGGTTAAGTAAACTGACTGGATTGAGGGAAAGTACGTTACAAAGTTATAAAGATGGTTCAGAGCCATCATTTAAGAATATGTGCAAGATTGCCGACGCCTTGGACGTCAGCTTGGACTACTTCAGAGAGGAGGAGAGAAAGTGACAGCGCTAGGAATCATCATTTTTTGCATCATCGTAGCGAGTGCGTACTCGTTGCAAGAGTGGTTACGTCATTAGGAATAGGGGGCGATGATATGCAAGCGTTAAAAGCTGAAGTAGTGATTGAAGTCCCTGAAAATATGGTTCTTGTCGATAAAGTCGAATATCTGAAGTTAAAAGAAAAAGACTATATCGGTAAAACTTGGACGATTGCGGACCTAAAAAGAGAACTCAATATCAAGAAAAATCAAGCATGGATTACGGAGTGTATTTTAAAACCGAATATCAAGGAGATCAAAGATTGGTGTTTCCTGAAAGAGGGAACGGGCGGAAGAAGTGCCACTGTCATTTTAGCCAGCAAAGCTAAAAAGTGGTTTGACGAAAACTGGGGCCGAATTGATTGGAGTGAGAAGTTATGAGAAGTGTACGTGCGTCGATGATTTAGACGATTTCAGAGAAAAATACAAAGACAGATTTTAGAAAAAGGCGAGTGAAGGCGCTATGGAAACAATTAAAATTACAGCTCATCAAGAAGAGCAATTGAAGTACGAGCTGGGAGATTTGCTGTACAACAACAGCAAAGATGGATCAACACCAGAAGAGATCGATTTGATGATGTGTAATTTCGAGAACACAGTCAATGTATGTGAAATCTTGTTTGGTGGCGGATTAGATATCAAAGAATTACTTAAGGAGTATGACCCAAACTATGAAAAAGAATGGTAGATACAGACGGCTACAAAACGCCTATGGGGTAGTTATAATTGCCCAATTCATAACAATACTGATTTTATCAACATGGTTTAGCAGAACGCTAGGCACCATTGCACTCATTCCTTTAGTAGTGACGGTGTTAGCAGGTATGTGGTCACTGGGACCTGACTTATTTGATTAGGAGGAAAAAGATGGATTTAACGGGATTTGAATTTATAAAGCCTTTAGGCATAAACAATGTTACCACTAAAAAAATGGTGACAATCTCTTCTACAACTATATCTTTAAATGCCAAGCTTACTAGAGATTTATGGCTACCTAATAAAGGCCGAGCAAAGGTAGGGATAAACCCTATAACAAAGGTGTTATGTATTTGCTTTGTTCCATACGATGAAAAAACTTGGACAAAGTATACATGGGTTAGTGAAATTGGTAACTCTGGCATCGTATTTAGGCCAACCGAAGCAATCAAAAAAATAGATATTCTTACATCACTAACGCTTAAAGATATGACTTATCGATTTGAACCCATTGTCCATGACGGAATGATATTTGTCGACTTGCTCAAACCAATTCAAATTAAACGAAGGGAAAAGTTCGGATGGCACAAAGTAGAGTAAACAAGAGCGTAAAAAAAGATCCCGTTGCAAACAACGAGATCAAAATCATAAACCAATTAAAGTATAACACAGAACTTAAATCGATAAACACCGAGGCGGAGAGATATGCCAAAAAGTACAAGGGCTTGCTTGTCACGAATGGTGTTGATGGTAGAAAGACTGCTAACGATGCCAAAAAAGAAGTTAATGATTTTATCAAGGAAAAGGAAGCCGACTTCAAACAGAAAAAGAAGCAAGTCACAGACGTTCTAAAAGCAATGAAAAAGCAGTTAGATGAAGCCTTGGCACCAGCCGTTGAAGTTCATGCCGAGTTGAAAGAGCTTATTGAAGAATCACAAGAAGCACAACACGAAGAACAGGACGCCGAAAACAGGCAGATTGCTCACGAGATGGCAAAGAACTTGGGGGTTGCCCCTGGGTTAGTCGATAAGATCATCGACTATAAAAATAAAGCTTTGTATCCATTAGGCACAGGCAAGCTAAAGCGTGAGCGGTATATCAATGGCAAGCTACGGTATGCCTTAGAACACGGCTTTATCCTAGAAAGCGATGATCATACGGAAATCACCACAAAGGATGCCCAAACAGGCGAAACAATCAGCAAGATTAAGACAGCCGTCCTTGAATTGACTGGCCCCCCGTTCGTTGTTGATTTGGCAGTAGACTCCTTGAAAGAAAAATGGCCGAAACTGGAGGTAAAACATGTCAGAAAAGAAAATCACTAAAAAAGAGATCTTTGATACGTTGTCCAAGATTGATGTATCGGGGTTTGTTAGAGAGATACGGAGTAAGAACCCTAACAAGCGACCACTTAAATATTTAAGTTGGCCTCACGCAGTCGGATTGCTTGCAAAGCATTATTCAAACATTGAGGGGCCTGTTTGGGAAGAATATCCAGAAATGATCCTGCTACAAGGGCAGTATCAACTCACCGGCCGGAATGTTCCTTATCTGACCACTCCAAAAGGAACGATGGTTACTTGTACCATGACCGTTGAAGGCAATGAGTACAGTGAATCCTTGTATGTAATGGACTATAGAAACAACGCAATAATCAATCCTGATATGGGTGAGATCAACAAGGCACAAAAACGGTGCTTAGCAAAGTGCATTGCTGAAATGGGGTTGGGTTTAAATATCTATGCCAACGAAGACTTACCTGTTGGCGACTTGTATGAAGAAAAAGAAACCAAACAGGAGCCGTCCAAGGTCAACAAAGGGAAATATACCAAGGAACGGGCTAACGGCTCTCAAAACGGCTCTAATGGTGCTATAAATCAAAACCTACGTAATGAGTTAAATGGAATGTTTCATAGTTTGCAAAGCGCTTTTCCCGAAGCAGGGAATGAGGCAATCATCAAGAACATTATGAAACGGGCATTTAACAACGAAGGTTACAAGATGCAGAACGATAACGACTATAAAAAAGCGATTGCGACAGCCAATGAAATGCTAGGGGAAGTAGGATACGTTGAAGAAGTCAGCCTTGATGGGCAAGGTCAACCAGCTTAAGCCCAACCAGATTGTAATAACTCCTAATGAGGATATTGATTTGGCCAGGATCAGCAAGCTAGCCAACGGCAGTGTTCCACAGGTCAGACTTGAGTTTGTGGATAACCGCAAGATTAGCCCTGACCAGAGAGGAAAAATATTTGCCCTGATAAATGACCTTTGCAATTTTACAGGTGACTTACCAGACGAATGGGAGAAACGGTTCAAATGGATGACGGCACGGACATTCAACTTACCTGACTACTCATTGAGTGATTGCTCAGTGACGGTTGGTAGCTACACGATCCTGACGATCCTAAACTTCATGTTTGAAGAGGGGATCCCGTTTAAAACACGGACGTGGGATAGCATACCTGACGACTATCCTAAGCAGCGAATGGCGATCATGCGGCGGTTATGCGTAATTTGCGGTAAACCAGGCGCTGATCTTGCTCACTATCAGGCGATAGGACGGCGAAGCAGAAGCAAAGTAGATCATCGCAAGTTTTGGTTTATGTCCCTATGCCGTAAGCACCATACCGAACAGCACACCATAGGGATTAGAGAGTTTATAGCAAAGTATCATATCAAACCAGTGAGGCTAGAGGGCGCTGATCTGATTAAGTTAGGCGTTATGACAGCAAGCAGGATTAAAGAATTAGACGAGGAGGAAAAATCATGATTAATCGAGTAGTACTGACAGGGCGTTTGACTAGAGACCCTGAACTAAAATTCACAAATAGTGGGGTAGCAGTAGCGACCTTTACCGTGGCGGTTGACCGGCAGTATCGAAACCAAGCCGGAGAACGGGAAGCAGATTTCATTAACTGCGTGATTTGGCGGAAGTCAGCAGAGAACCTTGTTAACTACACCCACAAGGGAAGATTGGTAGGGGTTGATGGGCGACTGCAAACCAGAAACTACGAGAATCAGCAGGGGCAACGGGTTTACGTGACTGAAGTAGTGGTTGATTCGTTCTCATTATTGGATTCCAGAAATGACAATCAAGGCAATGGTCAGCAGAACTACGGCAATCAAGGTTATCAAAAACAGGGTGGCCAACAGGGTGGTTACCAGAACCAGGGCAACCAGCAGTATAACAACGGTTATCAAGGTAATAATCAAGGTCAGTATCAGGGCAACCAGCAAGGTTACCAAGGTGGTCAACAGAACACTGGCTACATGGAACCTGATCCGCAACAAGGAAGACCAATCAATGAAGATGACCTACCGTTCTAGGAGGTTTAAGAATGGTAAAAATCGCTAAGAAGTATACCCGCAATTACACAGTTATTGACAACACTATTTGGAACGATAAAAAGATTTCTTGGAAAGCAAAAGGAATATTTGGCTTTTTATGGTCCCGACCTGATGACTGGAATTTCTATCAAAAAGAGATTGTGACACACGCAACCGATGGGGAAGCGAGTTTTAGAGAGGGAAAGAAGGAACTGATAAAACGTGGGTACTTGAGGATAGAAAGAGTAAGAGTTAATGGGCAATTTAAAGAAAGTAAGTGGACACTGATTGAACGACCTCAAGATATGAAGAATGGCGATAAATCAACAATTCCACCTAGATGCGATTTTCCAACGTGGGAAAATCCTACGCAGGAAAATCGAAGCCTACTAAGTACTGATGTACAAAATACTAACTTAACTAATACTACTACTGGCGCAGCAGCTTACACAGAAGATGATGCTATTGATGAGCTGGAAGGACTAGGGATCAAGAATAAAAGAAGGGGATTAGTGGTAGCGGAATACTATGCCAAACTTGGACCTGACGTACTGAAGTATGTAATTCAAAAAGTTAAGTATGCTAATAAACCTGATTTGAAGTATATGATCCCGATCCTGGAAGATTATGAGAAAAAAGGCATTAATACGTTGGAGAAAGCTAAGCAGGATGATGAAAGACACAGGCAGAGAAGCAGAAAGCAGTATAGCGGATATAGGCGAAATCCTAAACCACGGATTGATCTTACTGATCCGCACCGCTTTGATGATATGTGACGAGAGGAGGGTAAAGCATGGAATTAGCACTATCACCGGTTATTTTAAAGTTAATTGCTGAAGCGAAGCGCAGGGGGATTAGTGTAGATAACATGAAAGAAACCCCTGAGCAACGGGCGCGGAGAGAAAAGGAATTCGAGGACAAGCAGCGAAAGGCTTGGCGTAAGGGCATGAAGAAAAAATTCTGGGAAGAATTTAGTGTGTGGCCTGATGGCAATCCTGAGGAATTTACCTTTCGCGATTGGCGCCCCAATATCCAAGAAAATGTTGAAGCGACTAAGTATGTTGCACGGCAAACATTGAATATCACTAAGGAACTGGTAGAGCAAGGAAAGAGTTACAACGTGGTATTCCTGGGCACGCCTGGGGTTGGTAAAACCTCGCTAGCACTGGCGATGGCTAACGAGTTTCGCAAAGTCGGCAAGTTCGTGATGTTTGTTTCGACTACTGAGCTAAAACGGATGTATGACAACATGTACGACAAAGAGGACCTCATACCTAAGGTAGATAACATTGTTAACTGGATGAAGAAAACGGAAGTGCTGATCCTGGATGACTTTGGTACTGAGGGCATGGGTCGGGATAAAGGAGTCCGAGTAGACATGCAGAACGGCATGTATGAGGTGGTCAATGCTAGAAAAGGCAAGACGACGCTGATTACTACTAACAACCGAATCGAGGAGTTACAAGCGATGTATGATCCTAAGATCATTAGTCGCCTGATCCCAAAGAACAAAGATCATCAAGTTGTATTTAAGGGAATGGAGGATGTGAGAGAAGTATGACATGTAAAGAGATAGCTACTGAAGTGGAGTATATGGAAAATCCGGGCACACCATCTCGTCGTGAATTATTTATCCAGCGCTATATCAGCGAAGGAATGACTGAGGAAGAAGCTGAAGGCTGGGCTGAAAAAGCCTTAACCATGTCGTACAACGGTTGTACTGACGACCAAATTTTTGAAGGACTGGCATTCAAGGAGCGAGTAAGAGAAGTTGCAATTTAAGTTGGTGTTCGATATAGAGCCTGTTGAGCAAGCACGACCAAGGGCACGAAAGCTTAGGCAGGGCATTATGATGTATGATCCGGCAAAAGTGAAGAGCTTCAAGCGAAGGCTACATAACATGGCCAAGTATCAGTACCATGGCGAACCATTGACGGGGGAACTGGGCGTGAAGATTTGTTTTTATCGGGCAGTGCAGAACTCTATCAGCAAGATAGAACGGCACAGAAGGCTTACAGGCGTTCATGGACCAACGGTAAAGCCTGACCTGGACAATTACATTAAAAGTTGCCTAGACGCTCTCAATGGCGTTCTATGGAAGGATGACAACTTAATCACAACGATTACGGCACATAAGAAGTATGCAGAACAGCCGAGGATAGAAATTGAGGTAGAGGAAAAATGACAGAAAAAATTACCCTAGTGGACGACTTTTTTGAAGTAGGTGGTAGAAAGTGCGGTCTATATAAGCATTCTATGATCGATTATAAAAATGAAAAAGTTATTACCTGGCATACGCTCCTAATCGAAATTAAATCACGGGAGAGCTACTGGACACTATATAACATGAAAAAAGAAGTATTAGACCCGTTTTTTGTATTTGGGTGGTGGATAGGATCAGACGATAAAGATGGATTGCTAAACGAATATCCAGGTGCAGTAGAAGTTTTTAATCACAAAAAAATTGTAAGACTACCAAGTGCTTTCTATGCTAGACACGACTATTTAAGCGACACAGAGGCGCAAGGCTTAGCATTACGAGTTGCATATTTAGCAGGCAAAACTTTAGCAGACGACTTGGAGCGGAGATTAGCAGAATGAGAAAAGAGGTGGAAAATGAAAGATGAGAGAGATTAGGACAAAAGTTGAACTATACAACGATAACTTTGAAAACTTCAAACGGTATGACATTCCCAAGGCACAGCTAATTATTGCGGACATTCCCTACAATATCGGCAATAACTTTTATGCAAGCCGTGTTGATTGGTACGTAGGGGGAAATAACAAGAACGGCGAAAGTGAGAATGCAAACAGCCTAGCGTTTAACCGTGACGAGAACTTCAATGTGATTAATTTCATGAAGTTTGCGAGAAAGTTATTGCGCAAAGAGCCAAAGGAAAAGGGCAAAGCACCAGCGATGATTGTCTTTTGCGCCTGGCAACAGATTAATATGCTGGCAGAGCAAGCCAAAAAAGAGGGTTTTAAAAATGCTTATCCATTGGTATTTACCAAGAAAACAAGTTCACAGGTATTGAAAGCAAACATGAAAATTGTTGGAGCTACTGAGTACGCCCTGGTTCTATACCGTGACAAGTTGCCGAAGTTCAATAATGATGGGCGAATGATTGTTGACCACTTCCCATGGGTTGTGGATAACTCATATCCAAAAATTCATAAGACGCAAAAGCCAATTCCAGTATTAAAGCGCCTGATTGAAATTTTCACTGATCCAGGGGACGTAGTAATTGACCCATGCGCAGGTAGTGGGAGCACGTTAAGAGCGGCAGCCGAATTGAACCGCAGTGCTTATGGATTTGAAGTTGAACGTAAAATGTGTGAAACAGCCTGTAAAGAAATGTTAGGACATGCGGACGTACTACTGATTTAACGGAGGTTGAACATGGATATTGAACAAGCAAAGAAAGTAATGCAAGAAGTATCGGCAAAAGTTTTTGAATATGATGTCAAGATTAGCAACATGCGAACGCCCGAGGGCAAGGCATACTATGAAGCCTGGGTGTTTGCTTTAGAAGCAGGTAACAAGGCGCTAGCAAAAGAGATTGAGACGCTAAACAAAGGTGAGTATGGATTTTAGGAAGATGAAACAATAAAAAGAGGAATAATTATGAACGAACAATATTACGTAGTAACCACAGCAAATAATGATTTCTTCGTCAACAGTGCAGTCGATGATAGGCTCATTCTGGTTGAAGGGTTTCCACAAGCACACTTATATAACGACTTTGAAGACGCAAAGATTTTAGCAGATCTATACGGCTTGAATGTACATGATGTTAATTTATCACAGAGATTCGATTGTGGGGTGTGGAAGAAGTGAAAGGAATTAGACCAGATTATTATCACAGGAACGGATTGGACTTATTCGACTTTTTCGAGTTGATGATGCCGAAACCTTGGGTGATCGGATTTTACGTACTTAATATCATCAAATACGTGGTGCGGTTTCCTAAAAAGAATGGAAAAGAAGACTTGATAAAGGCACGGACATACTTGGATAGGCTGATTGAATTCATCAGCAAGAAAGGAAATGGGAAAGATGAGCTACACACTGATTGAGATAGTACGGAACTTGGAAGCCAGTTACGGAAGACGATGGTGGGAGAATCCTAATCATAATAAAGGCTTATGGAACAAACGGCGACTTAAATGGCTAGAAGAACATAAAGACGACAACAGGAAATATTGGGTGGGAAGACTGCCAGGATCTTGTTATGAGGTTACCAACAAGAGAAGTGGTGAGAAAGCACAATTTAACACATTCAGGGAACTAAAAAAACATTACTTAGGGAAAGACGGGGAATTGCATGGTGTTATCTCGGGAGCGGAAAGTGCAGGGTTGACAATAGATCAAGCGAAGCCATTTTTTAGTAAATATGGTTATGACCTAGAAACAATAATTCCAAAATAAAAAAAGACATTGCTAAGGAGCAACGCCTCTCAATGTAATCAATCAAAATTAATTTTATCATACGTGAGGGGCGTTATAGTGGGAATTTTAGGATTTAGGCAGGTAGACCAGAAAGCGACTGCCAAGAAGGTAAGAAAATTCTTTGATGATGATTTTATGCTTTGCGTGCGTAAGATGAATCGGCGCCCGCAAGATTTAAAGTCACCACAGTATGATCCGCAGCCGAAAGGAAGTACAATCGGCAACAGTAGCGAAGAAGCAATCATTGAGCATATCGACATAGAGGAAGTATATCGAGCGGTTGCGGTAGCCATCAGAAATTGCAGTCGCAGGTCCAACCTGATTCTGGTCGGAAGGTACTTGGATGGGATACCAGATAGCATTATGCAAGAGCGGTTAGGGCTGGAGCATACTCACTATGGCGAATCTAAGAATTGGGCGTTGAATGAGTTTGCCGACAGAGTACAAGCACAACTACCAAGCCTTGACTTACATGTATATAAATGACAAGGAAGCCTGATTTATCGGGCTTTTTTGTTACTTCTGTTTTAAGTGTATACAAGTATATACAATAGTGTTATAATTATGTTGTTGATATAAGTATCAACTAAAGGAGGTTGTTTGCCATGTTTAAGGAAGTAGGAACTCTTTCACTAGCTAAGTGGGGAAATAGTTTATCTGTTAGATTTCCTAAAAAGTTACTGAGCGAGTTAGATTTAAAGGACAAAGATGAATTGGTGTATAAGATTCAAGATGGTAAAATAATTTTAGAGCCAAAACGAGAAAAAAAGTTAATAGAACAACTTTTTGAAGATTATGACTTAAGTAAAGAATATCCATTTGAAATTGTTGATAAGGGTGGAGCAATCGGCGAAGAATTATATTAAAAATATTCGTGCGAGCGAATTAAGTAGCGTTTTAACACGAAAATTTTTAATATAGGAGGTCATTATATGACCAATAAAATTTTGGGAAAGGGAGATATTATTCTTGTATCAAACGATCCTAAGCCAAGTGATAATCGGGAGCAGAAAGGCAAGCGACCATGGTTAGTTATTAGCGAGCCACTGGTTAATGCCACAAGCCCGTTTGTGATTGCAATTCCATTTACTACCTCAAACAGGACTTATCCACTTGTCTATAATTGGAGCAAGAACAATCCTACTTCAAAAACTGAAGGCGTGTTGTTATGTAATCAATTAACTACTTTGGATGTTAAACATAGAGAGTGGAAGTTCCTGGAACATGTTGAAGTACCAATAGAGGTAGATGACATTATCCAAGCAATTCTTGGATATAAATAAAAAACTCCTGATAGGATAGATCAGGAGCAGGCATTATACTGGAAAAACTGTCAGTTTCAGTATAATGTCTTTTTTATTTTTTGTAAATCGAACACACGTTTAAAATGAGGTGAGGTAGTGATAAAAGACATTCACGATTTTATCATCGAAGAAGCGTTAAAAAGTGCATTAAAAGATGAAGCCGTAGTGGGAGCATTAAAGATGTTGACCGAGGACGAAAAAACGGAAAAAGACCGGAATTTTACCGGAAAACAACCGGAGTAGTTGGGGTTATAATAGTATCGTTGAATGATGGCACAGAGATTCAACGAGTGGCCTGGCATGATCCAGGATAGTGAGACCTCCTTTAAATGGAAAAATGTGCGACGTTGTCTGGAGACTCAGTGGGGTTCGATCCCCCGGCGTCGCGTTATCCGCTATTATAACGAGAGCTGGCATATGCCGGCTTTTTTTGTGCAGTTAAAAAGGTGACGATATGAAAAACACAAGGCGATTCGGTAAAGTAAGGACACAAGAAGAGTATCTGATCTATTGCAGGTTAGAGGAAGCAATCAAGCATGATAAGCGCAAAAAACAAGAGTGCAATCGTGGAAAAGGAAGCAAACGTAAATAATGGTGTTTCAGATTCATTGCAGAAAAAAACCACCAAAAACGGTGGTTTGAAGTTAAACGTGCAATTTTTCCTTTAAAGCGTTAGTCATTAATTCACTAAAATTAATACCTGTTTCTTTTCCTAACTCGTTCAAATAATTAGGAATGGTAATAGTTTTTTTGATTACTTTGGTATCATTTTTTCTTTTGTATTCAGAAACATTAACACGAACTAGTGTTACAGTTTCACCATTGTTAGCCTTTGGCAAAGTATAGTTTGATTTGGGTAATTGTTCTTCAAGGCTATAGGTACCAATATAATCCTCAGCCATTGCTATTGCGTCAGCTACATCTTTGCCTTGTGTCATACCGTCAATATCAGGAATGGTTACAAGATAAGGATAATCGGTAGTGTCTGGCTCGTATTTAATAATTATAGGGTAAACAACAATAGTATCGATTTTGTTCATAGGTAATACCTCACTGATTCATATTTGCGATAGCGTGCAACAAATAGGGACTGTTTCCAACCCCTAAGAAAGACTATTTCAATTGGTGTTTATCAATAAAATGGCGTGCAAGGCGTTCGTTGATTTCTGGATGTCTAGGTATTTGCTCTTTGTTAGTACCGTTAGTCCAAATATCATGGTTGCTACCATGTCTCAATAAGTACCAGCCTTTTTTCTTAAATAGTCTTTCTAGTTTAAATCGTTGCACGTTATCACTTCCTTTCAACAATTATATTATATACATATTTTATACGTATGTCAATAAAGATGAGTGTTTTATACGTATGTTTTTTTAAAAAAACGGAGGTGGGTGGTATGTTGTGAAGAAACGAAAACTAACACCTAAACAACAATTGTTTGCTGATGAATATATCAAGTCTGGAAATGCTTATCAATCAGCGATTAGAGCGGGATATTCAGAGCAATATGCAAGATCACATATTGATAAATTGTCGGAAAATGTCGGAGTAAAATCCTATATTGACGCTAAACTAGCTGAAATCGAATCACATAAAATTGCGGACGCTAAGGAAATTCTGGAATACTTTACAGCGGTTTTACGTGGGGAAACTCGTGAAGTGGTGGTAGTGGCAACGCCAACCGGAGCACAAGAAGTTGAAAAGGCTCCTGATGAAAAGACAAAGCTTGCAGCGGCTAGGGAGTTATTGAAGCGATACCCAATGTCTGATGAAATTGCTAAGGAACAGTTACGCAAGATCAAAGCAGAGGCGGATATGGCTGAATCTAAAGCCAGATTAACAGGATGGCAAGCCGATGAATTGACGGGGAAACACAGAGACAAAGATAGCACAGTTTTAATAGATAATATTGAAGGGAACGAAGAATGAGCAAAAAGATTTTACTTTCCAGAATGGTTAATCCACATTTTTATAAAGCTTGGACTTCAGATAAGCCTTATATTGTTTTAAAAGGTGGTCGTGGCTCATTCAAGTCGTCGGTGATCAGCATGCGCCTGGTTACTATGGTTAAGCACTGGAACCAATTAAATAAGCGAGTGAGTGTTATCTGTATTCGGGAGAACGCCAGTTATTTACATGATTCGGTTTACAGTCAAATTAAATGGGCGCTTACAATATTGCATATGGATGATGAGTATCGCTTTTTTAAATCACCATTGCGAATCACACACAAACGGACTGGCAGCACATTTTATTTCTATGGTGCTGATGATCCAATGAAACTTAAATCTAATATTGTTGATAATGTAATTGCTGTCTGGTACGAAGAAGCAGCTAACTTTAAAGGATATGAAGTGTTTGACCAGGCTAATCCAACGTTTATTCGCCAAAAGCCAAGTTATGTAGATCACGTAACTGTTTATTACTCGTATAACCCTCCTAAAAATCCGTATGCCTGGATTAATGAATGGGTAGTAGATCGTGAGCATGATCCCAACTATCTTATTGACACATCAACTTACCTTGACGATAAGTGGGGATTTACTACAAAGCAACAATTGGATTTAATCGAACAGTATAAAAAGACTGACTATGATTATTACCGTTGGCTTTATCTGGGTGAAGTCGTTGGACTGGGGACGAATGTATATAACATGGATAACTTTCAGCCTATCAAGGAGTTGCCAGAAAATGATTACCTGGTTACTTGGTTTGGCGCTATTGACGCTGGACATGAAGTATCCGCAACGACTTTCACAGCGTACGGGGTTACTAGATTAGACAAGGTTATATTGCTTGACACGTATTATTACAGCCCGATGGGGAAAACACATAAGAAGCCTCCGAGCGAGTTGGCCAAGGACTTAAAAGCATTCATTGACAAGATTGTTAACAAGTACGACATGTTACCTGAGAAGCTAACGATTGATTCAGCCGAAGGGGCTTTAGATAACCAGTTCTATAATGATTATGCTATTAAGTTACACAAAGTGAAAAAACTGAAAAAAGTAGACATGATTGACCGCGTGCAAAATATCGTTGCGCAAGGTCGTTTTTATTATCTCGATATTCCAGATAATGAAATTTTTATCAAGGAGCATAGAAACTACCGCTGGGATGAAAAAACATTAGAGAGTGATGATCCCAAGGTTATCAAAGAAGGTGACCATACATGCGATAGTTTTATGTATTTTGTGCGTGATAATGAACGCTTACTAGGGCTCAAGTACTAGCTGGGAGGTGAGAACTTGGGACTGATTAGCAGACTGAAAAACATATTACGGAAAGGGGGCGCAAGTTTAGGCATGGTTAAGAGTTTAACGAATATCACTGACGATGAACGGATTGCAATGCCAGCTAGTGAGTATGAGCGGATTGCAGTGGCCAGAAGATATTACAAGGATGACCTAGGCAAAGTTAAATATAAGAATTCGTACAGCGAGGAACAAAGCCGGGAGCTATCCAGCGTCAATGTGACCAAGATGGCAGCAAGGCGCTTAGCGAGTGTGATCTTTAATGAGCGGTGCACGATTACCGCCAATGACAAGACGGCCAATGACTTGCTAGAAGAAGTATTTGCTGATAATGACTTTTACAATCAATACGAGGACAAGCTAGAAGAAGCACTAGCCTTAGGTGGTGGCGCTATTCGCCCTTATGTGGTGGATGACAAGATCAAACTTGCCTGGATCAACGCCAGCCAGTTTTATCCGTTACATACCAACACTAATGAAATTAAAGAAGCGGCAGTAGCGTCAACGACAACCAGAGTAGAAAATCATCAAACAGTTTACTATACCTTGTTGGAGTTTCATCAATGGACAGCCAACGGGGATTACCAGATCACTAATGAGCTATACCGCTCGGAGAGTGCTAGTTCAATCGGTTTACAAGTGCCATTAGACACTTTGGACGATTACAGGGGTCTTTCACCTAAGACAACATTGAACGGTCTCACAGCCCCGCTATTTGCCTATTTTAAGACGCCAGGGGCAAACAACAAGAATTTGGAAAGCCCGCTTGGTTTAGGGTTAGTAGATAATACTCGCAAGTTGATCGACGCCATCAACACGACACACGATCAGTTTGTATGGGAAGTCAAGATGGGTCAACGCCGGGTAGCAGTACCAGCCGAGATGTTGCGTCCTAATCCAAACTACGGTAGAAAACAGATTCCAGACTTGCGCCCGGCGGTATTTGACGCTGACGAAAATGTATTTGTTGGGATGTATGGTGCTGATGATATGAAGATTACAGATCTAACCAGCCCAATCCGAACAGATCAGTATCAGGCGACAATGAACTTTTTCTTAGAAGAGTTTGAAAATGCCATCGGGTTAAGTCAAGGAACGTTCACAAGTACACCATCAGGGGTACAGACAGCAACCGAAGTTGTAACCAATAATTCCATGACCTACCAGACAAGATCTAGTTATCTGACACAAGTACAAAAGCAAATGGAAAGCTTGGTATTAGCAATCCTGGAAGTGGCAGGATGTGGAGAACTGTTTAGCGATGGTAAACCCCGTTACACTGGTAACTTTGATGATGTTCAAATCAATATTGACTTTGCAGACGGAGTATTCACTGACAAGACCACCCAATTTACGCAGGATAGCCAAGCAGTGGCGCTAGGTGTTTTATCTAAGAAACGGTTCCTAATGCGCAACTACTCGCTTGATGAAACAACAGCAGAGAAATGGCTAGAAGAAAGTATGACTGAACAGCCAGAAATGCCAATGGCTGATTACCAAGAACCAGGACCAAAGGACGAACCAGACAACCAGCAAGAATAGGGGGCTAGCTGATGGATGCCAATCAAAGGATTCACAATGATGCTGATCAGTTAGCCGATATGTATGCCAATCTGGAAAGTAGAATTTTTACGGAGATTATCCAAGTTTTACAGCAAGGCAAACGGCAGGATGTGACCGCTGAGAATGTTATTGAGTGGCAGGCACAGCAATTAGCCCGGTCGGGATTGTTAGTTAAGAAAGTAATCCAGATTATGGCAGAATATGACCAACTTGATCCTGCTTACATTGAGCAAGTCTTACAACAAGATGGGTATCAGATTGTTGATGAAACGACAGCCGAGCTCGAGAAGCTGGGTAAGAAAGCCCCTGAAGTGAGTTCGAATGCTAACAACTTGCTTGATTCGCTAGTTAATCAAACTAGGCAAACACTGGATAATACAGTTAACCAAAGACTGTTGACACGTAATATCAATCGGAACGCAGCCGTTCGGACTTATCAATCAATTCTTAAAAAGTCAACGATTGAGACCGTGACAGGGCTTAAGAAACACGAACAAGCAATCAAGGACGCTATTTACAAGCAAATTGATGAAGGTATTCCGGTATTAAAAGACCGGGCAGGGCGAACCTGGTCGTTGGAGGCATACACCCGAATGGTGCTAACTACCACCGCTAATCGGGCTTATAACGACGCCCGAACCAAGCGAATGCAAGAGATGGGTCAAAACCTATGTGTAATGACTTCACACCCGAATAGCCGACCTGCTTGCGCCTATATCCAAGGCAAGGTAGTTAATATCGTTCCTGATGACAGCCCTGATTTCAACCCTAAGTATGACACCATCTATAACCATGGATACGGGACACCAGCAGGAACGCTCGGAATTAATTGCCGTCATGTCCTGTTCCCGTTTGAAGAAGGAGTCAATGTCAACCATCAACCTCAATATGATCCCCAAGAAGCCATTAAGAATGGGAACTTGCAGCAAAGGCAACGGGCTTATGAGCGGTCAATTCGAGAAGCAAAGAAAAGACTGAAAGCAGCGGAGGACATGGGGGATGAAGAAGCAATCAGCCGATACAAAACGCTAGTACGAGCACGGCAGAACCGACTGAGAGAGTTCATCAAGGAAACCAATGCCGGTAAGCACAATATCTTAGTTCGGGATTATAGTCGTGAGCAAATCTCGAAAAACATTCTTAGCAAGAAGTACACAAGTTTACCAATGAATTTGCAATTTTTTGGTAGAAGAGATGATGAAATAAGGTTTAGAGAACGACTTAATAACGGCGAAATCAATTACAGCAAATATAAATCTAAAGAAAAGAAGTTTAACCGAGCCTTTGACAAAGGTGTTGATTCGCCAATTGGAATCATCCATAATAGTAAACGGAAAGATAGATTTAAACACATTACAGCACGTCATTTGGAAGATTTTAACAATGATGAGTTGGAACGGACAAAAAAGATCTTAAATAATCCGCAAGAAATTTACAGAACAAAAGACAAAAACGGTGTTGAGTCTATTATGTTTGTTGAAAACAAGGATGACCCAAGAAGCCATGTTGTTTTTGTTCGGGATAAACGGATACTTACCTCTTTTAAGCCGTCGCCTGGGTATTTAAAGAAAATGAAGAAGGGGGAACAAATCGATGACAAATAATAAAGTAAGAATTTGGCTAACTACTAGTGAGATTCATCCGGAGATTCCGGCGCTATGTATCGACTTTGGAATGTATCCGAAAGCACATTACGTAGGAGAAGTGGCTTTTCCTGATGATTTACCTATTCAAATTTACACTCAAGAAGATGATGATGGAAACATTGGCAACATTTTAGTAGACTATCCTGATAAGTTCTTAAAATATGATGAAGTTAATGATCTTGAAATTAATGGATATAACATTAAGCAATTAGTGGCAAAAGGTGTTGAGAAGTACGCTAAAGATCTAGCTGAATGGGATTACGAATGGGATGGATAACGGAGACGCCGGCATTTGCTAACATGAATTTAGTAGAGAAGCTAGCACGTAAAGTGAATGAGATTAAATTATAATATTTTGACCTGAGCATGTCGTTAAACTGCTTATTTTTTATGCAGTCAAACCCGTGGCGCGTGCCACGAAAAATAAATACGATAGGAGCGATTTTGCATGAAACGAGAGTTTTTGAAGAAACAGGGACTAAGTGACGAACAGGTCAAAGCAGTTATGACTGAGTACGGCAAGGACATGGATAAGGCTATGGAACAGGTTAATACCCTTACGACTGAAAAAGATAACCTGACTAGCCAAATTGCCGACCGTGACACTCAACTCACTAAGCTCAAAGAAGGCATTCAAGATAATGCTGACCTGAAAGATCAAATCACCAAGTTGCAACAAGCCAATAAGCAGGCCAAGAAAGACTATGAAGCAAAAATGGCTAGCCAAAAGAAAGCTTTCTTGGTGGATAAGGCAATCAATGGCGCTGGAGCACGCAATAGCAAGGCAGTAAGCGCCTTGTTGGACTTGGATAAGGTATCTTTAGGTGACAACGGCTTAGAAGGCTTAGATGACCAGTTAACGGCGCTTAAAGAGAGTGATAGTTACCTGTTTAATATCAAAGACGAACCACAACCAACTAAAAGTCCGGTTAATGTTGTTTCTGGACAGCCGAAGGGCGAAGGAACACCAACGATTAACCTTGCGACCGCCTCTTATCAAGAGATTAAGCAGTTCAAGGATAATCATCCGGACGAGTACCAAGCACTAACTAAAGATTAGGAGGAGTTAGCATGGCAAATTTACAAACACAATTAGCACAAATGATTGATCCAGAAGTAATGGCAACTATGTTAGATGCTCAATTACCAAAACAAATTCGTTTTAGTTCCATTGCCCCTGTTGATACTACTTTGCAAGGGCAAGCAGGTGACACGGTTACTATTCCACGTTACAAGTACATTGGCGACGCTGAAGACGTTGCCGAAGGTGGAGCAATCAGTTACCACCAACTCTCAACAACTACCCAAAAAGTAACTTTGAAGAAAATCGGGGTCGGGGTTGAATTAACTGATGAAGCCGTATTATCTGGTTACGGTGACCCAGCCGGTCAAAGTACTAAGCAAATCGGGATGTCGATTGCCTCTAAGGTGGATAACGATATTTTAGACGTTGCTAAGACAGCCAAGTTACAAGTCAAAGCACCAATGAACTTGGACTTGATCGACCAAATTAGCGCTCAACTCGTTGATAACGATTCTGATTTCAACTACGAACAAGACGATACCCAAACTGGTGTGTTGTTCTTGCACCCTAAGGACGCTAACGCTTTACGCAAGTTGGCGGCTGATAACTGGACACGTACCAGCGAATTAGGCGATAACATCTTGGTTAACGGGGCATTTGGCGAATTATTTGGCTGGACAATCGTTCGTACTCGTAAGGTGGCAACTGGCTAAGGTTTAGCAGTCTTACCAGGCGCAATGAAGACATACATCAAGCGTGACACCAACGTAGAAACATTCCGTGACATTGATCACAAGACTACTAAGATCAATGCTGACAAGATTTACGGGGTGGCAATTGTTAACGACGCTAAGATTGTTCGGATCACCCCTGCTACTGATGCTGGTGGTGTTGGCAAATAAAATTAAGGGGGTGGCATAATGAGCTACCTAACTTATAACGATTACCAGGCATTAGGCTTTAAACTTGAAGAACAGCAGTTCAATCAGTATTTAAAACGTGCTGAGAGCCAAATAGACAGCGTGACACGTGCTTTTTACCGTTCCATTGATATTGACACTGACCAAGTGGAAGATCGCGTCACAGCCTTTAAAACGGCTATTTGCGAGCAGGTCGATTTCCTAGCTTATGCTGGCAGTGAAACCAGTTATCAGTTAGCACAGAACGATTACAATAGTGTTTCCATTGGGCGCTTGTCACTGAGCCCCAAGAACGGTTTAGCTGATACTGTTGTTGGTGGGGTATGCATGGAAGCACGGGACTTACTTGGTCGCTATGGCTTGCTATTTACGGGGGTGTAAGCATGCTACCAAGAATTGATAGACGTTTATGCAATCAGCAAATCACTTTGAAGATTCCTAATGGCGAGCGTGACCGGTATGGGCACACCAAAGCAGTCACTAAGACGATTGACCACGTCCTTGTACAACCGCAAACAATCTATTCAGGCGACAGCAACAGCCGAAAAGTAACGGCAAATGCAGTCGTTTTTTTGTTTGCTCAAATTACAGAACCAATGCCAAATCTAGATAAGGATTCGGTGGGGTGGAAACTTGAATTTGAAGGTAATGAGTACACCATCACTAACTTGGTAGATAACCGAGAACCTTTTAGCAATAAGGTGTATTCGTATGAGTTGGAGGTGTTGTGATGAAAGTCAATATTAGCTTTGACGGGAGCAACATGTTAAACCGTTTCAGCTCAGCCACATTAGATCGGGTAGAGTACAACCTGGTTAACCAAGTCATGCAAGACATGGACCAATTTGTTCCTAAGCGTCAAGGATATTTGCGCGGATCAGTAACACCATTAGGGCATACACTCACATATAACAAGCCGTACGCACGGGCACAGTTTTATGGAGTAGTAAATGGTCATCCGATCACAAATTACACCACACCAGGAACAGGACCGCGTTGGGACTTGAAAGCTAAGGGGATCTATATGGACGATTGGAAAAACGTTGTTATAAAGGGGCTTGATAAGCATGGATCTAGCTGACCAGATTCAAGATAAAATTAATGCTTTAGACCTTGGAATTACGATTGACCAAGGATATTTGACTGGCAAACAGGCAACAGAAATTGTCCTGTACTCATTACCAGGGGGGACGGTTGTCGAAGAGGACTTTGCTGGCAACAAGACGGAGCGCTACATGTTTGAAGTGACAATGCGCTCACAAGATCAAGGATTGATCAACCAAACACTTTTTAAAATTGCAGAGCTGATTAACGACCCTAGTTTCACATTAACCAGTAATAACAACAGTTTTCACTTTACCGATGTTGAAATGATGGGATTCCCTCACGTTGTTTCTATTGACGTAGAAGGGTTTGCGGTTTACAGCTTAGACTTTGCAATCACAATAGATGTAATGACAAATCAGAAAGGATGATATAGATGGCAGAACCAGAAGCACCAAAGAAGATTGGTAAATTCACTTTGAACCACGAAGCGACGTTTGAAATTGATACCGCAGGTAATAAGTCTTTAGATGATATTTCCAAGGCAACTTGGGCAAAAGTTGCCGCTGGGATTAATAACTTTACACCTAACACCAACGAAACCACTACTAACGATGAATACTACGACGGAGAAGGGTTCGGTACTTCCGACGTTACTTCTAAGCGCTTAGCACTTACTTTGGCGGGACACCGATTAGAGGGTGACCCTGCGCAAGATTATATTGCTAAGCACTTACTTGATACTGGGGATCAACTTAAGACCTTATTCCGCTGGACGCAAGTTGATGGGACAGTTATTCAGGGTGTTGTTACTATGGGTAACCTAGTAACTTCTGGTGGGGCACCAGGCGCTAAGCAAACATTTTCTTGTGTTTTAACCTTCAATGGTAAGCCAACCGTAACAACTGCAGACGCAGTAAAACCTGGAGTCGGAGCATAACATTTAACTAGTCGCCAACGAAAGAAAACAGTAGCGTAAGCGGCGGCTATTAGGAGGTATTTTTAATGGCAATTAATCTGGATGATCGACTTAATAAGGCACTGACATTTACGATTGGTGAAAAAGATTATGAAGTGGCATACAGCGATGACTTGGTAAAAGAAACTAGCAATGTCATGTTGAATTTAGCTGATATGCAAAAACAGGCTGAAAAGATTAGTGAAAAAGATACTGACGAAATGAGTATCGAAGAGCAAGTAAAGTATGTGAATAACTCAATTGATAAAATCCATACGGCTTATGTGACAGCTTTAGATAACATTTTAGGAGCTGGCGAGGGTAAACGCCTATATGACTACTATGATCATTCAACAAACCGATTAGCGACAATTTTAGACCTATTAAACGAAGAATTACAACACGCCCAAAAGAAGCAACACGCAAACCGCAAGCAACGTCGCCAAGCCAAATACAAGTCTAATCAACGTGATTAACCATGCTCAGTCTTACGAAAGAGCTAGAAAATAAAATTAGATACCAGGGCAAAGAGTACAAGCTAGACCTTGCTTTTGATGTGGTGTTGCGCTGGTATGAGCTTTTAGAAGATCCTGAAATGAGTTCAGCAGAAAAACTGATGACTGCTTTTAGAATGTTTTTGCCTGGTGTCGAAACTACTGACGGGAACTTTATCGTTGAAGCAGTAGAGTATATATCTAAGTATGTGGCAGAAACACCCTATGGTAACTACGATGATGAAATAGCCGACAATACGAGCAATGAAGACCCTATCAAGTATTATTCTTATCAGCAGGACGCAGGGATCATCTATGCCTCTTTTTTGCAAGATTATGGCATTGACTTGATCGACCAACAAGGAAAATTACACTGGGATAAGTTTCGAGCGTTGCTAGACGGATTATCGGACGAAACACCCTTTCAAAAAGTGGTTCGAATTCGGATGACGGACACTAGCAAACTTGAAGGCGAAGAATTAAATCACATGATCGAGTTACAGGACTATTACCAGCTAGACAGTATGCGGAGCGTTAAAAATCAAAACCAAGGTATGAATGACTTCTTTAATGCCTTGGTACAAACATCAAAGTAGAAAGGAGGTAATAAAGTGGCTGATGGAACAATTAAAATCGATGTTTTACTGAATAAACAGCAAGCAAAGAGTGACGCTGAAGTTATTAATTCCATTTTTAGCAACCTCGGTAAGGGAGCTGGGGACAGTCTTAAAAATGACCTTAAAAGCAACCTTGATCAAGCTAAGGCAAAAGCCAAAGAAACAGGCGAAAGTATAAAAAAGGACTTGACCGTTAAAGGTAAAACAGAGATTGACACTAAGGGTGCAGAGAGCGACCTTAATAAGGTCAAAGAAAAAATCAAGGAAGTTCCTGATAATCATAAGACTAAGATTAAAGTCGATGGTGACAACGCCAAGCAAGAAGCCGAGAACATCAAAAAACGGTTAAAGGCGATTCCTGATAAAGTTAAAACTCAGCTAGTGGCAGATGCCAAGGAAGCAGGCATTGCTAACTTTGAAAGAGCGTTAAAGAAATTGCCACCCAAAAAGCAAGTTGAGATCCTGAGTAAAGTTCAAAAGGGCGAAGTGATCGATTATGAAGAGCTATTACGGAAGTTACCAGTCAAAATAGTGACACAGCTCAAATTGAACGACCAGGCAAGCCCTGGTATGCGAGCGATCCAGGAAGAAGCCAAGAATACCAGCAAACGCTTTGGTAGTTTGCGAGATATTATCATGGGGACCTTTGCTGGTGGTTTGATCCAAGCGGGAGTTCAAAGCTTGATCAGTGGCTTAAGAAGTGCTGCTCAAGCAGGGATGGAGTACAACAAGCAACAGGATACAATGCGGACCGTTTGGAAAGCATTAACCACCGAAGCCCCACAAGATGGGCAAAAATTAGTTGGGTTCATCAATAGCTTGTCACAGCACTCTATTTATGCGTCTGAAACAGTCGATAGAATGGCTCAATCTTTCTACCACGTACACTCAAATGTTGGCGAAACGGAGAGATGGACGAAAGCCTTTATAAACTTGGGCTCGACGCTACACATGTCTAATGACGCCTTGGCTGAAGCCGGGGAACAATTCGCTAAGATTGTCGCTGGTGGTAAGGCGAGTGCTGAAGACATGAACGTTATGATTAATCGATTCCCGATGTTTGGGGAAGCCTTACAGCAAGCAACCGGTAAATCAATGAAGCAACTTTATGATCTATCAGCTCGTGGCAAGTTGACAGCTAATGATTTTGTTGGTGCTTTGGAGTTTCTGGGCAAAAAATACAAGTCTGGGACTGAAGAAGCGATGACATCCACTATGGGGATGGGAATGTATCTCAAATCTCGTTGGTCAGTCTTAACTGGTGAAGTGATGAAGTCGTCCTTTGACATGTCTAAGTCAACTATGGCTAGCATTAAAAGCCTGCTATCAGACGGTATGCTGAAAGAGTACGCAGCGATGGCCTCGAAGTTCATCAGTGGCATGATTACTTGGATCTCTAAACTGCTAACATACATTGACGAACATAAGCACACGATCCTAGATATCATCAAGAATTTGGGTGAAATTGTCGGCATTATAGGCAAAGCCGTTTGGGATACTTTCATTGGCGTTGTTAAAGCAATTGGTACGGCGTTAGGTATAGTCAGTGAAAAAGCAGTTAAGACTAATGATCCACTGAAAATTTTGGATAGTGTCTTAAAGGCAATCGTTGACAATAAAGAGAAGCTGTCGGCCTTTATCAAGGTCCTAACAGGGATGTTCATGGTTAAGAAGATCCTGGATATGACTAAAGCCTTGAAAGAATATATCAGCCTGATAAAAGAACTTGCTGCGATTAAGATCAAGGATAATTTCCTAGGCGGAAACGTACCAGTGGAAACACCTAACGGTCGAGTTCCCGCTAATGTTCCTGCCGGAAGCGCGCCAGCCGCTGGAACTAGTCGCTTGGCGGGAATCATGTCCAGCGCCCCGATGATGGTTGGAGCCACTGGAGCGATGTCAGAGATGTTTTCTGCAAATAGTCGTGGCCAAAAAATTGGCGGAACGATTGGCGCTGTTGGCGGTTCCTTTGGTGGGGCTGCATTGGGAGCAACAATTGGCACGGCGCTTGGTGGTCCTGTTGGTACTGCACTAGGCGGAACTTTGGGACAACTAGCGTCATCGGCACTTGGCTCAACCGTTGGGAAAAAGCTCGGTGAAAAGATTGGCGGTGGCATTGAAGATATTCTTAAAGGAAAAACTTACGGCGTCACTGCAAAAGTCCATGCTAAAGTTTCGACTAAGGAGCTGGATGCAAGTAATATCTCCAAGAAGGTCAAGAAACAGATTGACGAGTTAAATAAGACGGCTTTAGTCAAGTTAGGCGTTGATCCTAAATCCAGTGCAGACGCTGAAAAGAAGGCGTCAAAGACGCTCAAATCGATCAATAAAACTATTGACGATTACTATACCAACAAGGAAAAACGGGCGAAGAAGGACTTACAACAGCTTGTCGCTAACGGTCAGCTTACTCAAAAGGAAGCAGATAAACGTTTTGCTGAGTTGCAAAAACGGGACAAAAAAGAAGCCAAGGAGCGCAAGGCAAGTTATAGTCAAATCACCAAGGATTTATCCAAGTACAATAAAGACGTCAATAAGATTTGGAATGACCAAACTAAGTCAGAAAAACAAAAGAAAAAAGAGCTGCAAGAGCTCAATAAGAAGTTCACTAAGACTTATGTCAATGACGTTTTTAATGCTAATAAGCAGGTCACCAAGGACATTAAGCAAGGCGCAAAGCAACAGCAATCTATTTACGAAAACTTAGTCAAAAAGAAAGGCAAGCTTAGTAAACAAGATCTGAAGCGAATTATGAAAGATGCCAATCAGGCGTACAAGACGGAAACTAAAAGTGCTCGTAAGACACGTGATGGTGTTATTTCTGCTGCTAGGAAAAAATATAACGAAACAGTTAAGAATGCTAAACGCCAATACGAAGAAAACGGCACTATTTCCAAAAAAGAGTACAACGATATTGTAAAAAATGCTGAAGATGCTCGTGATGATGCCATTGGAGCTGCTAGACGTAAGTACAATAAAGTTACTGCAAAAGCACGCGACGAACACAAGAAGGTAAGTGATGAAGCGTCACAGCAAGCCTCAGACGTTTCCTGGAGTGCTAACAAGGGCGCTGATGATACTTTGGATGCATATAGTCGGCAGAGCTCTGGGGTAAGTAAGATCCTATCCTCGATTGCGTCCTGGATACAAGGATTTGTAAAGCCGTTCGGCGGTAAAGCACCAAATAATCCAAAGTACAATCCGCCACACGTTCGATACAGTGGTAAAGCCACTGGTGGGGCGATTGCACAAAGTGGATATGCTCTTGTTGGGGAAGCAGGGCCAGAGCTACGCTACAAACCATATTCGGGATCAGTCGACCTAATCGGCTTGAATGGACCGGAGTTTGTAGAAGTGGCACAAGGCGAGCAGATTTTGAATGCAAACGATACTTCTAAGGTTATGAGTGGCACGTACGGACGTGCTTTGCCAGGCTATGCTGGTGGGACAACAACGCTGGAAAGATGGCTTGGGGGGATCGGTGATCTAGCAAGCAAAGCGGCTGATAAGGCGATGGATCTGGTGTCAAACATGATCGAAAAGGTCAAGCACCCGGTTAAAACCATGGAAGAGATTGCGGCTAAGGCATTTAATATTCATTCCATTCCCCTAGTAGGGACAGTCACTCAGGATTGGAGTGGCAACGTTGTTCACAACGCCATCACAATGTTTGAAGGTGTTTTTAAAAAGTTAAAGGACAAGCTTGATGATGCAGGTTCAAAAGGACCGATTAGCAAATCATTAATTAGAAAAGCCGCGCGAAAAATGAAAGTTGATCCGCCTGATTCCTTTATCAACAACCTGATGAAAGTAATCATGAGTGAATCTGGGGGGCGGAATATTGTTCAGCAGATTCATGACGTGAACTCTGGTGGTAATGAAGCCCGTGGTATTTTGCAGTATACGCCAGGAACTTTCAGAGCGTATGCCATGCCTGGACACACCAACATTATGAATCCTTACGACCAACTTCTAGCTTTCTTCAATAACACTGATTGGAGAAATTCCATTGGTATGACAACGATTTGGGGACATACAAAGATGGATTGGTTGCATTCAGGACCACAAGGCAGTCGACGGTTCGCTAATGGTGGTTGGGCTTATCAGCCTTCTATCTTTGGCGAAGTAGCTGGAGAGCCAGAAGTAGCGATCAATCCAGCTCGCTCGACAGCAGATTCACTCATTCTACAAGCGATTAAAGCAAGAGCAAGCAAAGATCCACAAAGTTTCAGCGCTAAGATTGACAGTATTATCAGCGCTGGCAAGTCTTTAAATGCTACAACAGCACCAGTCGCAACAGCGCCAATGAGCAGTAATGGTAGCAGTCCTATTCTTAATGAACACGACTATTCAAGTAGACTAGAAAAGATTGGTGCTAAGCTAGATGCACTGATTGAAAAGCGGGTTGTTGTTGACGGTCACAGCTTTGCAAATACCTATGAACGCTATGGTATTCAGCAAAGGCGTAAAATTAGCAATTACAGTGAGAGGGGGTTAGCGATGAATGTCAAATTCTGATTATGGCTTTACTTTTAATGGTCATCATTCCAGCGAGTTTGGGCTAAAAGTCTTATCTACTAAGCAGGTTACATTACCAGCTAAGCGCAAGACCTTAGTGCAACTCCCTTATTCATCGAAGCAAGTAGATTTAAGCGCAGTTTATGGGGACAACATTTACGATGAGCGAACAGTCACGTTCCCTTGTCGTTTACCTTATGGACGACGCAATCCTACCGTGATGTATGCCAAGATTGAAGAAGTGACACGGTGGCTATATGAACCATTGACTAAGTCGCTGTTGCAAGATGATGCCGTTCCTAACTATGCTTTCTTAGGCGAAGTGCAAGCACCCCCAACGATTGAAGAATCTTTAGACTTCTGTAAAATAACGATCGTGTTCCAATGTTATCCATATCGTTTGAAAAAGCGATTCGATGATATTTGGGACACTTTTAATTTTGAAACGGATATTGCGCAAATGATTCATGTTGATGTAAAGGGCATGGATAATTTTGTACTGTACAACACGGGTGACATTGCAGTTAGTCTGAAAGTCACAACGGACAGCGATAATATGCTGATTGCATTAAACAGTTACAATGCTATTCCTCTTAAACGCGGGGATAACGAATCACACGAGTTGGTACTGTTAAAAGGCAGAAACACGGTAACACTGGTGGGTACAGGGCACGTTGACTTTGACTGGAGCGAAGAGGTGATTTAATGAGCGCTGGATACCTAGTAACCATTCGAAAGGGATGGGACGGTAACGAGGAAATACTGAACTCAAACTTTGCTAATGGGGCGCGGTTGAGTTCTGCGGTTATCTCAAAAAGTGTGACAGAGTATGACAGCTTCACATTTACTATTGATCCCTCGCACCCTTGGTATGCAAAGATTGAGCCTTACCAAGATTTCGTAAAAGTCTATCGTCCTGATAAAAACCTTGAGCTTTTCTCGGGGCGTGTCCTTACTTACTCGGACAGTATGGATACCGCGGGGGTAGTACAAAAAACGGTTGTTTGTGAAGGTCTAGAAGGCTTTTTGCATGATAGTGTTCAACCCTGGGCAGAATTTCATAACACTACGCCAGCTGATTTCCTCAAGGCAATTATCAATAACCATAACAGCCAAGTTGAAGACTATAAAAAGATTAGGATCAAGCAGGCAACCGTTACTAACTCGACTGACAATGTCTATCGGTACTTGGACGATGCACAAGACACCTACGACACTATTCAAGATAAGCTGATCTCACGGATTGGTGGAGAATTGAAGGTTAAATGGGGTGGCGACATGCTGGAGCTATACTACGAGCCAATAATTGGCAAGGACGCTACACAGAGCATTATCCTGACTAATAATTTACTTTCATCGTCACGCAGTATCGATCCGACCGAAGTTGTTACAGTCTTAAAACCATTAGGCGCTACACAGGAACGCAATACGAACGATGACATTAGCACAGATACTTCAAACCCCCGTTTGACGATTAAGAGTGTTAACAGGGGCAATGAGTTCTTACGGGACGAAGGCTTGATTAGTGAGTTTGGGATCAGAGTTAAAGCTCAAACTTGGGACGATGTCACAACCCCGCAAGCCTTGATTAGCAAAGGGCGCGAGTTCTTACAAAACCAAAAAGCTATCAAGCATGATATCCAAGTAAGTTATGTTGATTTTTCTTACTTGGAAGATGTTGACATGATCGAATGCGGGGATTTCATTACAGTTATAAACCCAGTGCAAGGCTTACAACTTACAGAGCGAATTGTGACAATGTCTTTAGATTTATTAGCCATTGAAAACAGTACGGTTACACTCAGCAATCAGCCGTTAAACCTCAAGTTCTATCGGGATGAATACCGACGGGAACAACTTGCCGAAAGTGAGCTATTTACCAAGCTTTTTAAGGAACAACAGCATGACACCAGTGATTTACGTAACAAATTAATAGGGTCACAAAAAGAGGTTGCAGACCTTAAAAATGAGTTGGCTAGCATTGTAAAACGTTTGGATGATTACGATCATACCAAACCCCAACCTGAACATATTGGTAAAATTATCGACGTGTCAGAGTGGCAAGGAGTGATTGACTGGCAGAGTGTAATTGCTGATAATGTCACTTTAAGCATTATCAGAGTTCAAGATGGTTCAAGCCACCAAGATTTAAAATACATGGAGAATATCCAGGGTGTGATCAATGCTGGCGGACGCTATGCGGTTTATGCTTATTTTAGAGCAGTTTCAACCGCGGACGCACAGCAAGAAGCACAAGATTTTTATGATAGAGTGCAAAGGGTTGTTGCAGGTAAGCAACAGCCTATTTTTTATGCTTTGGACGTTGAGAGTGTAGAAATGGGCGGTAACGCTAGCATGATGAGAGCGGGCGTTGAAGCGTATATGAACAAGTTAAACGCGTTAGGAATTCCTGATAGCAAGATTGTTCTATACATTGCTAACCACCTATACGATCAATTTAATCTTAACGTGGCTAGACCAGGCGCTATTTGGATACCATCTTACGGGCTGGACGATGGAACACTAGCAAACAGTACCAAACCAACACACCCTTGTGATTTACATCAGTACACAAGCAAAGGTACGGTCAAGGGTATCACAGGTAACGTCGATATGAATGCAGAACCTAGTGATAGGTTCAAAGAGTTTTTACAATGAAAGGAGGAGATTAATAGTGGAATATCGTGATGACACACCGATTACACAAGACGATATAGACAAGCTTTATGATGCCATATCTGTTGGTGACCTTGAGCAAGGAGCGCAAAAACTTGCAAAGTGGGTTGAAGAAAAGATGATGGGTGAACAAACACGGAAGTCATTGGCTTTATGGGCTATTCTTCAAGCACGGATCACGGAGTATTTAATTAACAATACTGACAACTTTGAAAACTTGATGAATAATTTAAAAAGTGAACTATTAGGGCGTCAAGGCGATGTTGAAAAAAGACAGACTGATGTTGAAAATCAATTTAACGCAGTGATTGCTAATACTACAAAAGACAGTGAAGTTATCCTAGCGCGGGATAGCCAAATTTACGGGAGCTTCCCGACACTTGACGGACGATTCGAACGGCTGGAGAGTATCGTATCACAGTATGTCCCAATGGGCTTTACAGTCACTTTGAAGCATAATCAGAACCGCAAACCGAAAGTAGCAGTTAGTTATGTAGAATACGCTTTTGGCACTGAACCAAATGGCTTTGGCACTGGTCCAGCGGGTAGCTTTGGTGGTTACCATAACCGCAATGTGCAGTGCTTGGTTGACTATCCAGATATGAATACTTGTGTTATCCATCTGCCACGGAGCGAAGCTTTAAACGGCAAGCCCGTTTTTGAGATTGACGCCTGGCGGTTGATTGATGGCTACAAAACCCTCAGTTTTAACTTGGGCGAGGATATTGATGTAGAAAACGCACTTGCTGGAAATAGCGATAATAAAGCTAGCTTAGATCTTTGGGGGGATAGCATTCAAGGTGCTAACTTGGCACGAGGCACTACAAATGAATGGACAAAAGCCACCAACTTCAACGGTGGCACTGACCAATCAATCCAGGTTGCCAATGTCTACCTAGACCAAGTAAAAGCAGGCGACACACTAACCGTATCCGTTAAGTATCAGTATAGCGGGGTAACAGCAAACAACGCTTATCTGTACTTAAAGGGTTGGGGCGATGTTACAGCATGGGGTGAAACTGCACAGATGCCACGTCCTGATAAAATCACGCTTTCAACAGGGGGCAACACATACAGCGGTACTTTGACGTATAGCTTTAAAGTAACCGATGATATGGTAAAGAACCACTATTGGTGGGTGGCATGGTACACGGACAACGTCAACGCTGGCACTACTTTTGAGTGGAGTAGTTTTAAGGTAGAAATTGGTGACACAGCCACGCCATGGGTGCCCGCCGCCGAAGATGAGGCGGGGGGGGGTAAACCTGATTAAACACACTAGTAATCAGTTGAAACACGCAACCACTACAAACGGCTTGGTGTTGGTCGGCAATCCTACTTACAAAGAGTTTGATTCGTTACCAGATTATCAAGGGCAAAAAATGACAATTCGAGTATGGATTGATAAACCAACATCACCCACTCAGGTGAACATTTGGACGAATAAAGGCGGTCTATATGGTAATGCTATTGAAACTGGTGAAAGTGGGTATAGTACCGTTACTGGTGTAATTCCTACTGGATTTACTAACTGGAATATTGTTATTGGCGGAAGAATAGACAATAACGAATTTTCTTACAAAGAATTGAAGCTAGAATTAGGCACAGTACCAACGCCGTGGTCACCAGCGCCTGAAGATTTAAGAAAGGATTGATAAAATGATTAAATTCACTGACATTGCCAAAGGCGATGAAACTGGTGTAGATAAAATTAACAAGAATTTTGATATGGCAGAGCAGACACTCAATCTGGAAGAGCGCAAAGAAATTACCATTCCGCTAAGTAGTGGTTGGAAAGTAGTCAACAATAACTCATTAAAGCTAGTAATTACACCAGGTAGGGCTTGGTTATATGGTGATATTAGTGGTACAACAGGCTCGAGCGCCCCTTATGGATATAACAACCCGATTGCAATGGCAGTTCCTACTAGCACTACTTTCAGAAACAAAAAGTATAATCTGAAAGGAGTATATGCATTTTGTCCAGTTGGTGGGCACGGTGGCAACACCGCTACAAATGGGGTACGTGTACTCTGTGATATTGGTGGTAGATTATATCTAGATGAACCTAGTGACAAAGTAAAAGATGGAACTCTAACAGTTAATATTCAGTTAGATATGATTGAAGCCTAAAAAGCGCAAAAAAGTCCTTTCTTGGTATCTATGAAAGGGGTGAGAAGATGCAACATACTTTTTTGGGTTTCTCTATTAATGAGTGGTTCGGATTACTGGGAATTTTTACGGCAATTGTTACGGGGGTGGGGCAGATTTTTAATCGCACATTAAACCGTGCGCTCGATAAAACGATGCAACCGTTACGATATGCGATTGATAATCTTAGCAAGACAATCCAAGCGTTAAAAAATGACAATAGCGCACAGCAGATCGAAGTTCGCAATCTGGGTAAAAGTTTTGAAAATCATCTGATTGATTCTCAGGAAATCAAGACCAAGGTTATCAATCTCGAAAAAGAAGTTTTTAGAAGGGGTGGTCGCAATGATTAAAAAGGCATTTATTGACGCAGATGGAAAGTTAAACTCACAAAACGTATTATCAACCGTGGCTCTATTGATTGTGTTGGTACAACAGGGAGCTAAGATCTTTGGCTTCGACTACCATGGTAATACGGCTGATATTATGAACTTCGTTAATACTTTGCTAGCAATTTTAGGGGTGTGGGGGTTAGCGGATAACTCACACCAAATTAAGGAAGTTAAGAAGCAAATCACCGAAAAATAAAGGAGGTGAGATAGTGAAAAAAAGAACTATGGGTCTGGCAGTGGCAACACTGCTTTTTTTAATGCCGTCAACAGTAAGTGCCGCAAGGACTGACATGGTGGACGTATCTAATCACAACGGCTACATGACAGTAGGCAATTTTACGGCAATGAGAGATAGATATGGCGTTAAGGCAGTAGTTACCAAGATTTCAGAAGGTACTTACTACCATGACTATACTGCTAGAAATAACATTCAAACAGCAAAGCAAGCAGGTCTGTACATTAACGGTTATCATTTTGCCAGATACAATGATGTGCCGAGTGCGCAAGCGGAAGCTCGGTATGCAGTAGCTATGGCTCGCCAAGATGGCTTACCAACGGGTGCTGTTTTAGTCGCTGATGTCGAATCTAACAGCAACAACACAGGGTACACTACCATGACCCAAGCCAACAATGCCTTCAAGCAAATTGTAGAGCAGGCGGGTTATCGGTATGATCTCTATACCATGGGATCCTGGGTTAATCGGCGGTTTAATGTGGCCAACGGAACAGGGTGGATCGCTCAGTATCCATATAATTTAACGCAAGCACGCTGGACTAATCATCATGCCTGGCAGTTTAGATCTGATCAGACTTTCTATGGTTCATATGGACAGTTTGACGCGTCACAGCTATATGATGACTACTATACTGCTGGTCAGGATAAAAACACAGTTATTAGCAATGGCAACACATACCACGTTAAGAAAAACGAAAATAAGGGCAGTGACCAAGACTATGCACAGTACGGCAGTTTCACTGTTGGTACTGGCTTAAATATTCGTACCGCCCCTAGCCTTAACGGGCAAGTAGTTGGTCACTATCAAGCGGGCGATCACTTCACATATAACCATGTTTATATTCGTGAAAGTTACGCCTGGGCTCGATATACCAGCTACTCTGGAAAAACTGTTTACGTAGCCATTGGGAAGATGGGTGGCGAAGAATACGGCAAACGGATCAAAGGAAATAGCACGGCTTTCAAGCGCGTTTACGTAGTTCGTTATGGAGATACCCTAGGAAGCATTGCAAGCCGTTATGGAACGACTGTATCTGCTATTGCCCAACGAAATGGGATCAGGAATGTTAACTTGATTTTTCCTGGTCAAAAACTATCCTTATAATAGGAAACAAAAAATTTTAAAGAAGGAGAAATCCTCGATAATTAACAAGACCCTCACCGAATGGTGGGGGTTATTTTTTTATGCTATAATTTAGATACGACATGGTGGCTCCCCTGCTTTACGGCAGGGGCTTTTTTAGTTAAAATAAATATGTCCTCTTTTTTGAGGCTTTATCTTACATCGGGCACTCTTAGGAGTGCTCTTTTTTTGTGTTTATTTTATATAAACTGTTGACATTTTATATAAACTGTAATATTATAAGAATGTAAGATAAAGCAAATCAATAGGAGGATATGAAAATGAGTAAAAAAAGTATTATGAAGCAAGCACACAAATTGGCTAAGGCCTTAGTTGAAAAAGTTGGCGATTACATGATCGCTTTAAAATTAGCGCTCAAAAAAATTTGGGCGATGGTCAAAGCAGGTCGTAAACGTATGACTCAAGGAGCGTTGAAAAATGCTTTCTATGAAATGATCAAAAAGCCTTACAATGGGCCAAAGTTTTTCTGGATCGATGGCATGGGCGTGCCAGAGTGGCTGATGCAGAAAAATTTAAGCCAAGCCGAATACGACGGGGCACGTCAAGCATATGACATCCACGTTCGCAGAGAAACGGAAAAAGCAAGCTTGCTCCGATTCGAAACGAACTTTGGGTACATCGATATGTGGGCACCTAAGTCAGTGATTAAGGGGTTTTAAAATGAAAATTAAATATAGATACGAAGACGAAAAATTGATGGCCGAAGTGCTATCAGACTTGGAAGAATTTGGACCAGATAAAAAGGTAATAGCGATATACTCGGTGTTTCCACAAGCACCAGACGTTGATTTTATTACTGATTATCTCTGGGACGAACCGACCAGAGATGAAGTCCTTCCAGAGGACTTTGACCGGGTAATGAAAGAATACCAAGAGTCTTTAAAAACTCTTGAAAAACGTAAGTGGCGCAGAATGACTATGATGGAGCTTGCTGACATTCTGCAAGAGCAAGCACGAGTTTTAAAGGAGGAATGAAAATGAGTTGGGGGAATGGCCGTTGGAATGCGTACCGCCATCGTCACTATAACCTTAGTAAAACAAAAGCTAAGGATTACGCAGAAGCGATGGAGGAATTAGAGAAAACATTCGAAACTGACTATCCAGATTGGGAACTGTCAGGAAGAATGGACAGTTGCTACATGTGGTTAAATGATGATATTCAGATTAGAATCAGTAATCACAGTGCTGACAATCAATATCATGATTTGGAAGGTGAGTTATATTTACTCGTAAATATTAAAGGCAGTAAGCTGAAATTTACCGAAATCATTGATAAAAAAGTGCCTAAAGTAAAAAAGGCGCTAGATAATATGGACATTGATAAGTACAGATTCATTAATGTGGTCGGTAATAACATAAATGCCTTTTATAAAGGCTACAAAACTAAAAAAGATGTAGTAAAAATTGACTGA